CTCGGCTATTCCTATAGCTGTATAATTATCAAGTTTAAAATTCATCTATGCTACCTCCATGATTTGAATTAGTTCTCTTTGTTGTTTTTTCATCTTTGCACCGTGTCCGGCATATGCTATAACTTTGATAGACTTATCCCAACAAGCCCGGCACTTTTTACATTTACCATCTTGAAGCGGTGCATTGCATACGGTTGCTGTTGTTTGGCTGTCTATAAATGGAATAATGGTTGATGAGTATTGAGCATCTTGTATTATTTCCCCGTTAATGCCATCACTTGATAACCTTACAACAACATTATTAAGCTTATTAAGTCTGTCAATAACCTTTCTAAACTTCTTAAACTTGTGCATTCTTGTAGGTATCCAGTGCCTTGTCCATGGTGTAGCCTTACAAATCTCGTATATTTTCTCGGCTAGTCCTAGGCTGTACATATCGCCACTGTCGAACCATCTAAAATAGCGGTCTGAGTCAAGTTCTTCTATCATATCGGCTACCCATTCCGCCCTTTTCCAATCTCTTTTGTTATGGCTTCTAGCCTCTTTAACATTTTTAAAACGATAGTTTCCGCCTACTGCATAACAGCCCTTACAAGCCGGGACAAGTTCACCGTTTGAATCTTTAGAAGCCGGGCAAGTCTCTAAGGCTTCAAGGCTCCAACTTCTTGAGTTTAACTTTCCTACCTTTGATATTTTCATTTTGTCACCTCTAAAATATATCTTTGTCTAAGTTCTTTTATATATGTTTTCATATGTTTAATATTTTTCCATTGTTGCCCGTAATACTGAACAATCTCTTTATCGTTCATATAAAAAATATGTTTTTTCCAATTTGATATTTTCATTATGTCCCCTTATTGGTTTATAAATTGTGCTAGTTCTTCGGCTTTGTTTTTTAGAGTTATCTCAAACTTTTTCATCGCTTCACTTGTTGAATAGCCAAAAAATGTTTCCTTAACCGGTTCATCTGTTATGGCTTCTACTGTTCCATATAATGTGATTTGGCCTTGTGAACCTTTCTTGATTCCGCCATGTCTGTAGTATTTCAATTTTTTCATTTTGGTTACCTCTTTAAAATTAATATATATCACTACCACGACAGCCCCGGATAACCGAGGCTTTTAAATCGTGGGTAAGGGGTTATTCGCTGATTATCTCTCCCGTTGCTTGTCTAAATTTGATCTCATCAAAATTAATATTTTCTGTTTTAAGATAATTACAAAGATCATGTAAAAAATTTCCGTACCCTATAACATGCATTGGATTATTACGGACATTAGCCAATCGCATATTATCTTTAATTATCTCAGCTAATTTAATATAGTTTTTTCTAGTCATTTTTTACTCCTTTTAAATAGTTATTAATATATATCACCCTATAAGTATAAAAGAAAATGTATAAATTTCAACATTTATATGAAAATATTGTAATTAATTTATAAAATACTCCGCAAAATACCATTTTTACAGTAAAATTTGGTTATGAGTTCAATTAAAAAAAGAAAAAAACCGGGGCCAAAAAAGATAATGTTTACTGAAGAACAACTAAAAGAGGCTCAAAAATTAGCCGGTTTGGGTTTCTCAGAAGAGGCAATATGCCAGGCTTGTCTTGGTTGTAGTCCGGATACATTATTAAGAAGAAAAAAAGAATTTCCCGAAATTGCGGAATATATAAGGCGGGGAAAGATTAAAAGCATAGAAGAGGTATCAAACGCACTTTATAAATCCGCTTTAGGTTTGCACGGGAAAGAGCCAAGCGTAAGCGCACAAATATTCTTTTTAAAGAATAAAGGTAAACAAGCGGGCAATGATTGGGCGGACATTCAACAAGTAGAAACTAATATAAACCTTAAGGACGCGCTAGGATCAGCGCAAGCAAGAATTATTAACGCGCACGCAAGCATTGAAGAAGAAAAAGAAACGCTATCATTGAAAGATGTTAAAGACTAACGCTTGCACGCGTTCACGCAAGAATTTCCCCCGTTCGTGCGTTGTTGCGTTGCGTTTATATAATATGCATAGAATAGAATTTTACCCCCCCTTTGCGTACGTGGTGGTGGTGCGTTATATATATACACTATGCGAAAATTTTTTTAGGTAATTTTTATGAAGTATAAAGCAGAAGAAGAAAAGCTATTGATGACCGAATTATGGTCACCAGTAATTAAAGATAACCCATTAAATTTCGTCAAATTTGTCTTTCCTTGGGGAATGAAGGATACCCCCCTTGAAGAATTTAAAGGGCCAAGGAAGTGGCAAGAAAAAATTTTGCGAGAAATGACAATACACATTCAACGTAATGGTGTTAAGGATTTACCAGAGATGTTTAGAATGGCAGTAGCATCAGGTCGTGGTATCGGTAAATCAGCTTTGGTTGCTTGGATTATTTTGTGGATGTTATCAACCAGATTAGGATCAACAGTAATTGTTACTGCTAACACAGAACAACAGTTAAGAAGTAGAACATGGGCGGAGCTTGGTAAGTGGCTTACATTATCTTTAAATTCTCATTGGTGGTCAAAAACTGCAACAACCATAAAACCAGCTGCTTGGTTTGATCAAGCATTAGAAAGAGATCTAAAGATAGATACTGGTTACTACTACGCCCAAGCACAATTATGGAGTGAGGAAAACCCAGATGCGTTTGCAGGTATCCACTCATCATACGGAGTATGTTTGATTATGGATGAAGCATCGGGTATTCCAGCTCCTATTTATTCTGTATCAGAAGGATTCTTTTCTGAACCAACTCCAAATCGTTTTTGGTTTACCTTCTCTAACCCACGCAGGAACCAAGGGCCATTCTATGATTCATTCCACAGCGCAAAAGCATTTTGGAAAAACGAACAGATAGACTCACGCACGGTTGAAGGTACTGACAAAGATCTCTTCAGCAAAATGATTGAGCAGTACGGAGAAGATTCTACAGTCGCACGCGTGGAGGTAATGGGCGAATTCCCAACCGCGGATGATGATACTGTTATACCAATGGAGCTAATTAAAAGCGCAGTTGATAGAGATGTTTCACTCGCGGCTAGCGAACCTATTGTATGGGGATTGGACGTAGCAAGATTTGGTGGAGACAATTCTGCCCTATGCGTGCGTCAGGGAAATCATGTCCTTGAAATTCAATCCTTTCCATCTATGGATTTAATGCAACTGTGCGGTGTAATTAAAAATCGTTATGACGATGCAACTGCAATAGAAAGACCACAAGAAATACTAATTGATGTTATTGGACTCGGTGCCGGTGTAGTAGATAGATTGTTAGAACAAAACTTACCCGTGCGTGGAGTCAATGTCGCAGAAGCACCATCAACGAAAAAAAATTATTTGAACTTGCGTGCGGAGCTGTGGTTTTCAATTAAGGACTGGTTAAGTTCTAGAGATTGCAGATTACCTCATGATAATGAGCTAGAAGCAGAGTTAGCTTCCCCCTTATATAAATACACATCTAGTGGTAAAATAAAAATTGAAAGCAAAGACGAGATGCGCAAACGTGGCATCAAGTCACCAGACAAGGCAGATGCGCTTGCATTAACAATGGCAAGTTCAGCTGCAAGTTTTAGTGGAAGTGGTAACCATTTTGGTTATAATTTTAGACAACCACTTAAATCACGAATAATTAGAGTTGGATAAATTTATGGCAAAAAACAAAAAAATTGAAGAAGTCTCTGTAGAAGTTAAAAAAGAACAAGACCTTTTAGACTTAAGCGGTGTTATCAAGGCAGAGATGGATGATGCCAAAGATTTCATACACCAAGTTGGAGAGGAGAGAGCAGAGTCAACCGAATACTATCTTGGTAATGAACCACAAAGCACCTCAAGCGTGCAATCAGAATTTATATCTACGGATGTTAGAGAGAGCATATTATTTATGTTGCCATCTATCATGCGTACTTTTTTTGGTACGAAAAAAATTGTAGAGTTTGTACCTAAAAACGCAGAAGATATTCCGCTTGCAGAACAACAAACCGATTATATTAATTATATTATCCAACAAAAAAATCCTGGCTTCCAAGTTTTATATGATGCATTTAAAGATGCGCTAGTTAGGAAGACTGGTTTTGTTAAAGTCTTTTGGGATGATTCAGTTGTAGCAACCACGCACGAATATACGAATCTTGATCCTGCATCTTATCAAGCGCTTATCTTAGATAAAGATGTTGAGATAGTTGAAGAGTCAGTTACTAAAGAAACCATTACTACACTTGATCCACTAAGCGGTGAAGAAGTAACCGAGGAAATACCAGTAAGTTTTGATTTAACAATTCGAAGAGTAAAACAAAAAAACCAAGTGTGTATTGAAGCGATACCACCAGAAGAAGTATTAATATCAAGACACGCACGCGACCTTCAGTCTGCATCCTATGTCGCACACAGAATGATTAAGTCTGTTTCTGATTTAGTAGCAATGGGCTATGACGAAGAAGAAATTGAACAATACGCAAGTTATGGCGGTAGTGCAGTAGATCCAGAGGCCTATGAAGAAATAGAAGCAAGAAACCCATTTGATAATATGGTATACCCAGACAGAAACGATGCTGGCGGTAAAGATGTTTTATACGTAGAGCATTACTTGTTCTATGATTTTGATGGTGACGGTATTAATGAAAGAATTAGAGTATGTACCATCGGTAATGGTATTCATGTTTTAAATGTAGAACAATGGGATGATTTACCAATATGCATGTTCTGTCCAGATCCAGAACCGCACACAGCTATAGGTTCATGTCCAGCTGATTATCTCAAACCTATTCAAGCTGCTAAGTCACAAATTATGCGTGATACGCTTGATTCACTAGGTCATTCAATTTTCCCACGTATGGGTATTGTTGAAGGACAAGTTAATGTTGACGATGTGTTAAATACAGATATAGGACAACCCATACGTATGCGTGCGCCAGGAATGGTACAACCATTTGCAGTACCATTTGTAGGTAAAGAAGCATTCCCAGTATTAGGATATTTAGATGAAGCCAAAGAAAATAGAACTGGCGTATCTAAAGCAAGCGCAGGTCTTAACGCTGAA